TGCTAATTGATTTGAACGAATAAAAGCCTTAAGTCTGTTGGTGACTCTTTCCCATTCTTTTAACAAGTGGGAAGGGCAAACTTCGTTAAGGCTTTTTCCGTTGACATAGAGTTGAGCGTATTCGATTTGCATATCATATAGAAAATTAGAATAATTCCAAGTCTTTGTGAGAGTACTTGGAATGTCATTAAAGCATAATTCTCCATCGAAATATACACCGACACACTCCGACTTGTCGTCTAGAGTTTGAAAGAGCATATTACCTCCTATAGTTTGATTGTGAATGTTCCTCTATACATATACGATTGATGATTTGAATATATTCTATAATTTTCTTCTTTTTTGGTTCTTACTCCGGGATTAGCGCCATCACCATATATTACCGTTGTTTTATCTAGAATATGATTAAGGCTATCTTTCAAGCTATAATGTTCATAGACTCTGATCGCCTCTTCGGTGGCATGATCAAACTCTTCTTGTGTCCATTCTTTTCTGGCTTCTTTGGCTCTAATGAAAAGATACAGTTCTAGTAATTTTTCATCAGAAAATTCAGCATTATTTCTTTTTTTTCTATATTTTAGTTTTGACTTAGAGCCAGTTCCACACTTTTTAGTATCTGTGTAGTACGGGAAAGAATTTACATAAGAATCATAATAAGAAACAAAATATTTTCTCAATGAATTCGCTTCAAATAAATGAGTTTGATAAAATCTATTGTCAAACATTTCTTGAAGTGTTCTAAAGCCTTTTTCCTGCATTCTTGCTTTCATTTGCGGAGATTCAAGATCTGCGATAAATCTCCAAGGAGCATTTTTATCTACCATAAACCCATAAAGATTAGCAATTCTTTGTATATGAATAAAATTTTCATCTAATATATATTTTTTATACTTAATCTCATCGGCATCAAAGCTTTGACTATCAATTTCAAATATTGTGCCACTAATTCTTGGACTAGTTGCATATGTTAGTTGTAAGTTACTTCTACTAATAGGATACCTTTTAAGATATCCGCCCAAAAAAGAAACAAACAGCCTCTTAAAGTCATTAAAGTCTTTTATTGCCTTTGAGCCGTAATTTGCAAAGTTACTAACAAAAGCTTGAAATATCGCTTCCATAGTCTTATGATGATCAGCGATCATATCTTCCCAACCTTTCGAGATTTTAAAATCATAATATATGCTTTTTTCTGTTAACTTACCTATATCTTTCAACTTTTCGATTTTATCTATCATGTCATTTAAAGCGTCACAAACAAAATCCAAAAGAAACACATCGTTTGTGCCTGAAACTAATTTTAAAAACTTTTCTGATGGGTAAATTGGGCGATTATGAGTATCTATTCTGCCATAAAAGGTTTTATCATGATACATATCGATGTACTGAAATCTACCAAAAACATATCGAGACTCGCCTTGATATTGTTCATTGATATCCACCTCTTCTCCATAAATTGGATCTCGATCACTAGCCGCAGGTTGCGGCCATGCTAAATTATAATAGTATTTTTTGTGATAATAAAGATCTTTTGTTGATTTTTGGTTATTTCCAGATGGTATCACCAATGTATTAAATGGTTCTAAATTTTCATCGTCTTTATTATAGTTTTTGACTGCATTTTCGATAATACTGTTAATCTGATCATCAGTCAATTTTTCCGGATTATCTAGTGCATCACGAAATCTTTTATCTAGTTTTGCAGCAATTGCACCTTTTAATTTATATTGTCCTCTGTTTGGTAGCATAATATTCTCCTAATTTAATCCCAGTCCGGTGTATTTCTCATAAACTGAGTTAAAGGGTTATCAGGATTATCCATATCAAAAGTATCGCTGACACCTTTGACAAATTTATCAAATTGGTAACCAATAGATCCATATCCATCTGGTAGACTAATTGTCTTATCGCATTTTGCAGTTTCTGATATTTGCTTTCCTCCAGATTGTGCAAATTTACAAGTCAAAGTTGTTTCGTACTGTCCACTCCTAGAAATACCAGACTCTACAGTAATAATATCATAATACCCACCAATTCCCAAAAGGTTAGCCATAGAAGGATATCCGCTGGGAATAGAGTCAGGAAGTCTTTCGCCATTTGGATCGTAGCCATCTGCAGTTGGATCTCCAAATGCCATTGGGGGATGTAAAAATATCTTCATTCCCGGCAGAAATAAAGAGTTGCCAACCAATTTCACATTCGCATCATATACATCTCTAATTTGTCCCAAATTACCTGCTTCTGATTGTCTCGCTTCTCTCAGTCCTTCTGTATCTGTCCTAGAGTATTCAATCGATTTTACAATGCCCGTATCGGCACCAAGCCAAAAATGATATATGCCATTTTTTCTGTCAAATGCAATATCCCCAACCAGCTCAGAAGCAAGATAAGAATTCATATAAAACATAAGACAGTTGACAACCGGATCACCTGACTCAACAATAGTCAACTCTTGAAGCTCTTGTTCTGTGATTGACTCTATATAAAGTCTACCGGGTTTTTCTGCATTCCATTTATTAGAATACCATTCAGATAATTTCTTAATATTTTCTGGATTATCGGCAGGCTTTGGAGGTAAATCGCTTGGCAACATTGAATAATTTCTAATTCCTTTTGCAACTGATAATTTTTTTGATATTGCAAAGTTTGTCAATGCCACATCAATTGATCTAGATTGTCTATTATTAGGAAAACAATTTGAAGGCTGTAATATTCTCTTAACAAATCTCTCCATTATATCTCTGAGAAACTGACTAATAGAATATGATGTAAGTTGTTTTCTAACTATAGTTTCAAAAAAGAAAGTTTGAAATTCGTTATAAGAAATTGGCAAATCTGCTAAATTACAGTGTATCTTATCGCCAGTTCTTGGGTGCGTAATGACTACCGGGCCTAGAATAAAAGTATCATCACCAGCCATTGGATTATTAATTGGCTTCATTGTTTCTGCGGCTGCAGCAATAATATCACCTAAATAGAAAAATTGTATGTATCCTTTTTCTGGATCCTGAGCACCGTCTTTAAATTCTTCAATGGTTGACTCTACTTGATCTGGATTTTCTACTGCTTCGCTAATTGTCTCATTTGCTAAATCTGCGTTTTCTCCTTGTCCGGGCTTTGGAGGAGCTCCTGTTGCCCAATCCAACACTGCCATAGCAAAAGCACTGAAGCCTCCGCTTTGTTGCTTTGCTTGTTCTCTAAGATAGTCTTGATTCATCAAGTCACTATATCCACTAAGTTTTGGACGCGGCAGCCCTTTATCAATTGAATTTTGCCATTCTTCTATTTCTTCTTCAGACACAACTAAAGTATTGACTTCTTTATTGATCATTGATAAAAACTCTTTATACGATCCTGCTCTCTTTCTGTCCTGTCTCTCGTCAAAATTATCAGTCTTTGAATCAAATTCAGTCTGAATTTCAGTTTTCCACTGTTCATAAAGTTCGACATCTTCCTCTCTTGGATTACTAATATTTAAGCATTTGATGTATTCGTCTAATTCATTAATTTTTCCTCTCAAATCTTCTATTTCTTCTTTCTTGTCTGCTTCATCGCCTAAGTTATATCTCAAAAATTGATTTAAAACATTAGCATGATTTGAGTTCATTGATGCTTCTAAAGCTCCATTATAATTTACTGTTAAAGATATTTTTCCATTTTCTGATATATCAAATTCATGGCTAACCAAGTTTAATATCATAGACATGTTTTGTCTACTAAGTTCTGATTTTATTCTTTGTGTCTCAGCTAATGTCAGTCCGGGAAGTGTGCCATCAACCAAATCAGGAATTGCCCATCCAACATCCATTCGAATTCTATAAAAAAGAGGTACATATTCTCCTCTTTCCTTGGCTTGTTCTGCTCTTTTATTAAAATTATCTGTTCTGCCTGGAGGATGTAAGATTAGATCAACAAAATTTGCTGTATAATTATAATCAATACCGCCTTCAAGTGATCCAGCTCCAACGATACCACCAGTTGCTGGATCAAATCTGTCTCCGAGCAAATCTGCAACAGTTTGGAATTCAAATTTCAAAGTAGCTTCAAGCACTTTTCCTGCCTCAGCAGGGTTCTTACCGTTTAAAACCCAGCTTACTTCAGAAAGTCCAGCACCACCAACTCTTTTGAAACTAGTCGTCCCAAATATATCATCTATATTTCTTTTACTATAAAAATCTTCAAAAACGAACTCAACCAAATCTGATGGCTTACCAGTTATTCTATTTCCCTTATAGACTTCCTTAAATAACTTAATTTTTGGTATCAAAGTAGCCAAAGCAGAAGGAGGCAAATTGAGAAAATCGTCTACTCCGTCATTCGAAGTTAATTTAGAAATGATATTATATGCTCCGCCACCCTTATTTGAATCGCAGTCTATGATTTTAAAGTTGCTATAGCCTTGTAAATTAGTCATAAAGCCTGTGAGGGCTATAAGATCGATATAGTCTATCAGAATGCACTGTTCTGAGAATCTGGAATCTGCCATTACGTGTTCCCCAAATATCTTAATACTTTTTGAATTGGTTTTGGTATAGACAAAACTTTTCCTAATTCAACATGAGATTCTGTTGGCGTTTTATTATACCACGCAATCACCCACCAAAGCTTAGAGTCTCCATAATATTCATGAGCTAACTTATAAAATTTATCTCCTGCTTTCCAAAAATGTTTTTCTACTATAAATTCCTTTATGTTTTCAGGCGTAGGATATTGAAAATTTGGAGTAACATAATGTCTTATATAATTTACGTCTCTCTCTTCTCTTATCTCATTATAAAGTTCATCCCTATTGACTTTTATCCCTCTTGTACCAAATCTGCTCATTATTTTAAGATCTCCTCTTGATTCGCCGCATCTTCTTCAGCAATGCCTGATGAAGATTGAATTCCTGATCGTGACTCAGTTTCTAAAGCTTGTCTTGCTGCTTCGCTTAATCCATATGGAAAGCCTAATGTTCTTTTCTTAGTACCATTCCATCCTAATCCATTTGTGTGAAAAACAGTATATTCCATTGACAATTTTATCAATTTTGGATATAAAGTTCCTAAATACCCTTCATCGATAAATCCCGAATCAACATCAGGAGAATAAGTAAATCCAGAAATTGATCCAACAAGTCCTGAATCTTCGACAGTTCCACCATCTGTACTGATATTAGGATCTTTGATTAAATTACCAAATTTAACTTTAAATATTGGCGCTGTAGATATTTGCGTCGCACTTGATGGATTTGCACTATTGTAACTTGGGTAAAGCATAGAAAACAATAAAGAACACTTATCATGGTGCAATTTTGCTTCATCTCTAGATAGCGAAGGAACCTCCCAATCTAAAGAAATTACTCTTTTTGTACCTTGGAATTGATGAATTGGATCCATTCTACCATAAACATCAGTCGAATTCCATTCAGAATCGTATTTGTCTTGATAGTCCGTAATATAAGCCTTAAATACCACAGACTGTCCTGAGGGTATATGCAATATTTCAATTTTTTGCCCTTTATTCTGAGCAAGTTTCGTCGCAGGATCATTTTGGATGAATTCTCTTCCTAATTGCGACATTTCTGGCGTAACCCAGCCGTCTAGCCCTATATGATCTGGTGTTTGGTTTTTACCCATTGTACAAATCTCCTATATTATAATTAGTCAGTTCTTAAACTATGCCTTTTATTTAATTCTGCATCAACAGCTCTACCAAGCTCTCTGCCATTCAATTGTATGACAATATCTTTTCCTTTTCCTTGATTTTGCGCTCCGATTCCTAAAGCACTCTTTAGTGCCTGTACAAAAGAGTCCTGATCTGCTGATTTCATTTTTGACTGAACTTCGGCATATTCTCCAGCAACAGTAACAACGTCTTTTCCTAGATTAATTGCTGCCGGACTCAAAGCACTAATTGCATTTGAAGCGTCCGCTAATCCTTCAAACATATATCCGACTCCTATTACTTTAGATTCTGGCAAAAAGAACAAAGCCAGAGCAATACTTTGAAGGGCTTCTGCCATTTGGTATAATACGCTAATGGATTCTACCCCAGATTCCATTAAGATTTCAAAAAGGTGTGTTACCCCTTGGAACTTATTAAAAGCTCCTGCAAGGACATCTAGCCCTGCTCCTACGGACATTATTCCTGCACCGAATACAATCAAACTCATTCCAAGTAATAAAAATCCTGCAGCAGCTACCTGAAGCCATCCAGCGCCCACTAGGAATGATAAGGCTACGGATAAAAGTACTAATGCAGTTATAGATTTGAATATCGCATCTATTCCAACTTCATTGAATTGCCTTAAACCTATGCCCAAGGCTCCAAGCCCAAAAGCAATTGCAGCCAAAGATAAAGGCAAAACAAAGCCAATTGTTCCTAGTGTAGCAGTGATTGGAATTAAAGCCACAGCCAATAACCCAAGAGCAAGTACTGCTTTAAATATCTCTGCAAATCCAATCTTATTGAACTGTTGAAGAGCTTTGGCAAAAACAATAAGCCCAAGTCCAAAAGCCAACAAAGACAATCCAACGATTGATGCTCCGATTCCTAATGGTACTGTAAGTGCCGTTATACCTAAACCTAATAAAGTTAAACTTAAAAGAGCAAAGCCGATTTCTGTCCATCCAACTTTGTTGAATTCAGCTAAGCCTTTAGCAAAAAGCAACAATCCCAGCCCCAATGCCATTAGTGGAATTCCAACTACTGCTGCAGCTATTCCTAATACGGGCGCCAACAGAATCAACGCTATGGCAAAAACTGCCAAAGAAAGAGTGGCTTTTGCCATAGCTTCCCATCCAACATTGTTGAACTCAACTAAGCCTTCTGCAAAAAGTTTCAACGCAATACCGAATATCAACAAAGGAACCCCAACCAACGCCATTGCAAGAGATAACATAGGGGCAAACTGTATCATACCTAATGCAAAAAGAACCAATGACACTGTAGCTATAGCCAATGCTTCCCAACTAACATCCCCAAATGCTGCCAAGCCTTCTGCAAATACTCCTAGAGCCATACCACCAACATAAAATGCAATTGCAGCAATAAGCATCGCTCCTGCAAATGCTGCCAACGCTGGTGCGATCATTAGCATCATAGGAGCAGCGCCAGAAAGCATCGCTGCAGCAATAAGAATTCCAGTTGACAATATTATTATTGCTGCAGTTCCGGCAACAGCAAATTTCATTATTCCAACTATTGCTGCATCAATTGCTTTTGGAGCTTCAAGCATTGCGATGAATACATCCCTTAAAGCTAATGTGATTACTGCCAATGCAATAAAAGGTGCTGCAATTGCCAAGCCTAATCCTAACATTGCCATTCCTAATCCTGCGATGAGCGGAGTCAAAGGTATCAATGGGCCGATCAATGCAGTCAAAGAAGTTGCCAAACCAGCATTTGCTACTGTTGCTGTTGACGCAGCAACTGCTTCTCCTTCTGTCGCCACTGTTTTTGCAACAGTCGAGGTTACTCCCATATAATCCAAAGCAATGTTCATTTTATCTTGAAGACTACCTGCAGCCTTAACCGAAGTTAAAAACTGCTCACGCCCAGCATACATAGTTTTTGCTGCTGCTAATGTATTTACAACAAAAGTTTGTGTCGCCATTATTGCACTTTGTGCTTTAAGAATGGCATTGTTTACTGATCCGGCTTTCCAAACAAGTGCAAGAACACCAGCGAGCCCAACCATTACAGGAATGAAATATCCTCCTGTTAAATCATTAAGTTCTAAAATTAAGTTTGCAAACCCATGCATAAAGTCCAAAACTGGCATAAACGCAACAGCAAAAGCTTGTCCAATTTGTGTCATTTTTTGTTGAAATGTTTGAGCTGCTTGCGCCCTTTCTTCCAACTTAGCTGCCTCTGCATTTGCTCCGCTTGCTTTTGCTTGCATATCATCATAAGCATTAGTGGACATACTCAAGATCTTGTTTGCCTCAGCCATATCAGAAATACCTGCTGCAGAAGCAATCGCCTGCTTTTCAAATCGATTCAAATTCTCATAATTCTTTCCAGAAAGTTCGATTGATTTAATAAGCAGCCTTATTCTCTCGTCTTCTGTGGCATTGAGAAGATCCATAGAATTGACAACACCACCACCAAGTATAGCATTTAGCTTACCTGCTGCTGTTGCAGCACCTTCAAATGTATCGTATTGCTTTGTTATAGACATTAGGGTGTTCATTTCGACACCTGTGGCTTTTGCTGCTGCTGACATACCCTTGAATACCTTAATGGCGTCTGTGCCGTATTTAGCTAGCTCTGCAGAGGCTTGATTGAATTGGTTTGATATAATGTCAGCAGAAACTCCAATTGCATCTCCTAAATTAACCAATTCAAGACTTGCATTATTAGCCATTACTGTTGTCATTCCCATGCCTTGGATCATATTATCGAATTGTTTTGCCCCAGTTTCTGTATCAACTCCTAGTACTTTCATTCTGGCTGTAGTTGTAGCCAGTGCTTGTTGAGTTTGGGCGCTCATTTGATTAAAGCTAGAAAGATTTTTATGCATACTTCCAATTGCTTCGCTAGCAGTATTTGCATCTACACCAAAAGTTTTATTTGACTCTTGCATGTCATAAAGCATATCATTATACTGCCCAGTTGTTGCAGTAACTTTTGATAAATTAGCCTGAGCAGAATCGAAAGCAGTAAACAACTGCATTGTCGCTTTTTCCATCTGGAGAAGTCCAGAAGCAAATAAAGCTTGAGGCTGTAATGCTCTTTTCATTTCTTCTGCAAGATTCGCAAATCCTTTACCTCCAGAAAGAAGCATTTTTCCTGTAAAAGAGTCTTCTAGATTTTTTCCAAATCCTTGATTATCCAAAAATCTTTTAAATGCATTTCCTGCTCTTTTTGCTGCCTCTGCTTCAACCTGTAATCTTGCGATTCTCTCTTTTTGTATTAATAATTCTTGTTCAGATATCGTTCCAGCTTCTATTTTAGCTTTCATTTCTTCTTTAAGAGTACTAATCTCTGCTTGCCTGGCTTTATCAACCTTATAGATAGATTCTTCAATAACTTTATTATAGGCAGTGATGGCATTCATTAGTTCGCCAGCATTCTTTTTTGCATTATTCGCGGCTTTTTCTTGCTCTTCTTTAGATTTTGATGAAGAGTTTTCTAATTCTGTCTTAAGTGCTTCTTTTTCGTCATCACCCATAGAAGAATTATCAATTACCCTTTTTAATGCTTTTAATAATGCGTCATTCATGTCTTAATATCCCCTTATCTAAACTTAAGCGGCCACTTCATGCCCGTCTTTCTCTCGAAATCGTGTATTGCTCGCTTGAGGCGATACTTTGAACGATATGTTTTAGGATCATTGAGTCCATATTTTGTATATACTTTATAATAATCTTTTTCGTGCACTAGAGCCTTAGCAAATGCTCTGATTTCTGGAGTGGTTCCTTTAACGATAATTGGAACCTTTTCTCCACCAAACATTTTTGTCATAAGTTTTTTGAGAGTAATCCCAAAAGTACCTATAAAGCCTTCATTAAGCTTATTAGCAAAATCAAATTCAAATTTATCCATATATTAGCCCAAAATTCCTTATCATAAATAGTGTATATACAAAGAAAGCAGAGACTTTCATCTCCGCTTTACTTCCTTTTGGCTTTTTGCATAGCTTTTTTATTGGCTTCTGCTTCATCTTTGATTTGTTTAGTCAATCTTTCTAGAAACCAAGTCCTCAAAGAAACTGGAAGGCTATATGCCTCTATGAAACTCCATCCTCCATAATATTTCAGAAGAAAAAACTGCTCATAGACTTGTTCCATGTACTCAGATGTCAGGCCAAAAAAACTGTGCCGATATAGGCACTTCAACCTCCTGTTCATATCCACACTCTCTGCATTCAAAATCATGCTTTAAATTAAGAGCAGGGGAGATTTTCATATAAGAATCACGAAGAAACTTAGAATCTCTAACAGGAAGATTGTCGATAAATCTAAAAACTTGCTTTAGATCTCCTACACCATTGATTGAATTAGTAAACGTTTTAAATTGATCTGTCAGCATTGCTTCTGCTTGCCTTCTTTTTCTACGTTGTTCTAATCTTTTTGCAAATGCTTTTTCTTCTCTACCAGTCATAAGTCTGACTTCAAATACAGCCTTTGTCACTGGAAGGGTAATATAATAATATCCAAATTCATTCGGCCCAGTAATTCCATCAGATTCTTCATATGATCCGTCATATGAATCCTTAGCTTCAAGCAAATCAATATCACATTTGTTCTGGGATGTACAGTTCGGACAAGTCACGGCAGTACTATATTCATTTCCATATCCAGAAATTCTTGCAGCGATAATAAGAGCATTTTTATCTCCAACTAAAAGTTGATCAGATGTAATTCTCTTGTCTACTAATACAGATTCCAAGAAGCGATCAATTGCAACTCCTTGTTTCAGCAGAGTTTTCGATGAAAGAATATCTTCTTCTTTCGCTGTCATGTGTCTAATCTCAACTGCTTCCACTCCATGTAGCGGATGTCCAGATGGATAGAACTTACCTTTTGACGGAATCTCAACAAATTCTGTTGGTGAAACAAAGTTCAATCCCGTTTGCCCCATTTGTGGTAGAGAAGGGGCAGGGCTGTTAGGTTGTTCAACAGCCCCTGTTCTCTCGTCGTTATTTCTCATTTAACCTCCAAAGAGAATGTAATTATTAGTCTTGTCTTGCCGGTACATCACCTACAGGCTGTCCATATCCCATAGTTGGTTTTCTAGCAGGATCAACATTAAGTGTGCCCGGTACAACTGCATCTGTGCCGTTCAATTCAGCAAAATCATAACGAAGTTCAATAGTAATTTCTGCTAAATCATCTCCATCATAATCTAATTCACTAAACTCGATCTTTTTAATCCAAGCATTATATAATTTCCAAGATTCCAAAATTGTTCCTTCGTCATTATAGCCATTGGCACCACTATCAGCTACCACGCCACCACCAGCACCGAATGAGTCTGTACCTGGGCGAGTATTAGGTTGTGATGGATCAGCAATACCACCACCGCCAAACATACAAATAACAACATCCCCAAGAGCTGTGATTCCTGCTTGTTTGGTAATAGTTTGTGTCGCTTGTTGTACGTCTTTAGGCAAGGCATAACCTGAAGCATAAAGCATTTGCTTCAAAGTTTCTGCTGCGTCTGGATTTGCAACATCTACAATTGTGAAAGAAACGGTGTTATATGTAACACGTCCCGGAAAATAAAACGTATGATTAATAAATTTGTGTTCAGCTTCAGCCACCTCATAACTGGGGCGGTTAACTTTCTTGATAGTCCAAGCTGGTATACCATCAATTAGCAGTTCCCATCTAAACTTACGTTTAGGTTCTACTATTTTTTCATTCCAAAAAGCCATTTATAAATCCTCCAAATAAATTCGTTTCATAGTAAATAGTGAGGGCAAATTTAAACAACACTTGCCCTCACTATTTTTTTATCCATTAGTCATCGAATGATGCACCTTGGCTTGTTACGACAAAATCGATTGCAATAAACTCAACTGCTTTAGTTGGTTTTACATAGATTTTAGCATACATAGTGTTTCTATCAATAAGATCGGCAGTAGTAGTAGTTGTGTCAAGAACGACTTTAAAGTCTTCCAAGCCATAACCAGCCTTCACTGATTCCAAGAAAGGAACAACTTGTGAGTTAAATCTACCCCAAGTTTGAGTGATGTTTGGCTGGAATACCAATCTAGCAGCAATATTAGAAATTCTCTTCTTGATATAAATCATCATTCTTCGAACATTGATGCGATCCAAAGCAGATGGAGTTGCTTGAAGTGTTTTTTGTCCGAAAATTACAATACCTTCTGCTGGAAATTGAGCGATAGGATTGATGTTATTTTCATAAAGAGAGTCACGATTCTTCGAAGACAATCTTTGAGACACTGCTACAACTGGCAAGCCACCACGCCCTTCAGACAATCCACCTCTAGTGAAGCCTGCAGGAGCAAACCATACTGCTTGTGTTGCTTGTCCATATGCCATAGCACCAAGAGCAACTACAGAAGGTGGACACCAAGTAGGCAATCCAGTGATAGGAGCACGAACTTGTACCCAAGGATAATAAGTGGCTGCATAGGAAGAATTATAGCCTTTTTGTTTGATGGCGTTAACTGCTTCCGCTACTGTATTTCCACTAGATACTCCATTTCTGGAAGATTCTGACGCTGTGCTTGATTCGTGGCGTGGGGTATACGCTTTAGGAATATCGATGACAGCCATAGCATCTCTACGTCTTTCACAAGTATAAATCATATGATCTGTAATTCCAGCATCAGTTACACCGGGAATAGCCAAAAGATTCATATCAACCAATTCAGGATCAGCTACGGTATCAACTGCTCTCATTAGAGTATATTTCTCATAAGAAGTAGCAGCAGTAGAGCCAATAACTCCAGAACGATTATTAATCAATGGTTCCATTTCAGTTACATCAAGTCCATCAAAGCCGCCATATAAATTCATTGTAAATTTATCATACCCAGCATTGATAATTGCTTCAGTACCTGATACGGCAGTCCAAGAAGTACCTAGTGCTCTAGAGCCAGATACATAGATATATCCAGTTTCAGGACGTGTGGCATCGATTGCACCAGAAACATCATCCAAAGAGAAAACAAAAGAATGTTCCATATCTCCTGATTTATCCCAATTATCGCTTGAAATATCTTTAGCCATTGCTTTGCTTACATCATAAAAGCTGCTATCGAAAACAACAGAACTACCTTGTCTTGTGAAATCAATTCCAAAATAACGATCTGTAGGATCTGACAAGCTAGATAATGAAGATGATCCAACCAACTTTAAAGAAGGCCATTCATATTTGACAGTCATACTAGAAGAAATGGCACCACTAATAAAAATACAGTCTGCTGTTCTTGCAGCAAGATTGTTACCATCAACCACAAAAGCGGATGCACTGCAAGACTGCAGCCAAGCGGTATCTCCATCGCCATCGGAGCCTTTATTGGTAATTGTCACAGATCCAGGCTTAGGTGCTCCAAAAAAGCCAAATGGTACCAATTCTTCTGTTACAGATCCTTCATCAACTTCTGATGCCATCTCAACACGAATATATTTGGACATGTTTGGATGAGCTCCAAAATAACGATATCGTTTTTCTGTATCGCTCCACTCTGCATATTGATCACCAATACGAGCAGCAATATAATTTGGAGATGCAGGGTTTAGGCTCAATCCAGTATAAGACTCAACTGGCTGAATTGCAGCATCAGTATCTGACATATTGCGAATTTGAACATCAAAAGTCCCATATCGATTAGCATCAGAAGAAGCATTTGGTAAACGAATGTTTCTAATAGAGATTTTCAAATTTCTTTGTGTCCATTCGGCTTCTTCTAAAGAAACAAAGCGGAAAAGCTTTTGCATATTTTCTGGGTTGTATGATGCTGTAAGGGCAGAAGTATCTTGTCCGATAATCCATCCAGTTTTTGAAGGTTGGGCATCATAGGTGTGATCTCCATAATATTTAGAACCAGAAACCAATGGCGCAGTGAATGCCCAAATTGTACTACCAGTCAATTGATCGGCAATTAATTTTTGAACATTATCTTCAAAAGTTTCACCAAGCCAATATTTCGCTGAATTATTTGCAGATGCGGCAACAACACTAGTATTTGTATTGTGGGGAGTAGTATTGAATACTTTTCTTACAAATAATCTAGAAGATGGATCGAAATTAAATGCAAACGTTTCTAGGGCACTTTCAACAGAAGAAGACGCATCAGATCCGCTAACTACCAATGCTTTGTAATTTCCATCTGTAAACTTAACCAATGTTCCGGCAGCTTGCCCTGTATCTGCACTACTTCCTAGAGTACCAGACAAAACAACACCAACATTTTCCTCACAATAGAAAACAGCACCAAGAGTGCCTGTCAATGTTGCAACATCAGAGCCTGAAGGAACAATCCAAAGTCCCCAAGCTCCACCTTTTCCAGCGCCAGCAGTACCACTTGTTGGCACATTCCAGCCTGCTTCTCCTGAACCAGCTTCAGCAGTTGACGATTGTTTACCAACCAAACGAAGAATAGTGGCTCCACCTTGATTAGCCAACCAAGCATTAGCGGCAAAAGCTGCGTAAGAAGGTGCAGAGAAATTACCATTACGAGAAATATCTCCTGATTCTCTACCAGTAATTGCGTCACCAAAGATTTCTGACAACTCCAACAAAGAGTCTACTTTTACGGGGCGCATTGTAGGGCCTCGTTGGAATCGTCCAATAATTAATGGGCCGGGTTCTGCAGCAGGACGAGTTCTGCGAGATTGATCGATTTCGGCAATCTGAACACCGGGAGATACAAATCTAAATTTATCAATTGACATGTCATTTTCTCCTTTGTTAAAACAGTCATAGTTTTTATTATAAAACTTTCATAGTAAATAGTGATTATTTTATGCAAAGGAATTTATACAAAATCATTTTTATTCTTTGTAAAAAGGATCAGTACCAGTCTTGTTAGTTCTATCGTGTTTATCAGAAAGTGCTACTCTTTCTCTCGAAACTTTTACATCTACGATACTTTCATACGATTTTGCCATATTAGAGTTTTCGTTATCATTTGCGCCGATTAAATATCCTAAAACTTCGACGTTTAAAGTTGAATTAAATATTCTTTCTTCTTCATCTAATTTGGCAGTATTATTTTCATTGGCAAAAGTGTTATCAATAAAACCCTCAAATAAATGATTATCATGAGATAGTGTAAAGTATTTACTATTTCTACCAAGCCTAGATTGCCCAGAGATAAAAGGAGTAATTAATTGGTTCATTTGTTGCATGTATTCTGTTCTTATGTGTACTTCATACTTAACCATGACATATACCGGTATAGGAATATATATCGTCTCATATACAACTTTTTCTTTAGCATTTAATGGGCGAGTATCAAACATTGGAGAAATTTTTGATGGAAACTTTCTTTCTTGTTTAAAAAACTTTTCGTCAATACCCACATCATCATTTCCACCATATTTTTGAATATTTTGTGCAGACTTGAAATTGTTTGTTTTGTCTTGGACAATTCTTCTTCTTACAGGAATCCAGCCACCATCTTTATAATCAGGAATATTGGCTGGAATTGGTGCTTTTGTAGGATCTCTAGTCATCTCTTTTCTTTCGATTGTGATAATTGGAATCGACAATAGCCCTTCTTTGTCTCTTAAGGTTAGATCATTTTTAATCTGAAACGTTCTTTCTGCGCCTACCCATATAATTGGAACCGGCTTGAATCCTTGATTGGTGCTAGTGTGCAAGTTTAGTCCAGTGATATACTTGTACATTGCCATATCAATAGTTTCAATTGTTGAAGGCTGAAAGCTCAATCCATTTTCATATTTATTCGCCATTGAATACCCCTTGTCTTGCTCTTACACATTTAGCACTGATCTCTAATCTATGCTCAATCTGTCCATATAGTCTTTTTGGTTCCATAAGAGTCACAATCTGATAGAATAAGTCTCCGTAAAGAACAAAGTCTCCTTCTCTGACAAATAGATCTTGATCTTCTGTTAATCTTCTCTTGTGGAAATGAATTGTGATGCTTGATTGCTTATCGATTCCAATCTTCTCTGTATATGCTGATTGAATTCCTTCCCATTCAATAAGCGCTTGGACTCTGATTGGAGGAAGAAAGTTCTTCTCAATTGCTTCTCCATAGATTGGATGGAAGTCAGTTGTGTTATAATCAATAGGATAATATGCAATGGTTTGCCCAATGACTCTTTCGATGATTTCGTCATTGACTTGCTTAACAAGATCACGTTCCTTCTTCCCTGTGAATAAGGGAGGAGGTGGTGCTGTTGGCTGGCTCCATTTGTTATCCTTTTTTGACATACTGTCTTGCTCCTTCTTCTAGTACATTTGCAGTGTCTTCTAATTTGCCCATAGCCTTAAGTTGATCTAAGAAAATTGGATCTTTTGAATAGAAGTGGTTAATCGCATTAACCCTAGTTAATAGATTACTGGGAGGATCTTTGTGAGAATATTTATCTCCTTGTTTTACAGTATTAATTATCATGTGCGAATGCTTGTGATCTGGGAAAATGTACATTCCTTTGTGCAAAATATATCTACCATCTAGCATTGCAACACAAGTTAAAGGAAATTTTGTGATATCAGCTCTTCTCTCGTAATAATAAGTCCAAACATTAATTGCCATAGATTTGCTTTTTTCCGAATCTGTAGCGGTAAGTCCGCTTGGATTTGATGATGACGTTACGCCCGATCCCACCAAAGTACCTAACTCTATCGCCAAATCATAAAGAAATGGGCCGAAAGATGCTTTTTCTGGATTTGTAATTTCAGAATGAGTAACAAAGATTCCACAATCAGAAGCATATGAATCGTCAAGATCTACGAACCCTAATTCAGATCCGGAACCATCTAATGCCCTTATGGTATAGTATCCACCATCATTTTCAATCCTAAAAGTCATATCTCCAAGTTCAGATAAACCTTCAGAACCAAAACCCAATGCTGCTTCGTTCACAAAACGTCTCCAGTTTTCCATTATTAATCTATGTTTCATTATTTACGCCTGCTCCTCAATTGGATCTAGGCTAGCATCTAGCAAAGGAATTCCCATAGATCTACAATGTTCCATGATATCTTTTATTTCTTTTTGTCTAATTGCTTTGATATTTCGAAATTTTTCAGATTTCATATTTTTATACATCCATTTAAAATACCTGTGATTAACTTTGAGTACCACACCTACAGCCTTCCAATTATCGACAATTAATTCATTATATCCGCCCGGAGATTGCGATGGTTCTACAAATGTTTCTTTATCGTACATAGCATTATCTTTTATATTCGCTCTTTTTGCTAATCCGGATGAAGCATGTTTTTCAATATCTTCCTCTTCTGCGGTAGAAGTCCATTCAGTTTGTATGTCACCTGCAGCAGCATAAGATGTGTAGCCATCAACCAAAAGCCCTAAAGCCATGCCCAAACTATCTTCCATAGGCAAACCTAAGTACCCAATACAAGATAATTCATCTTTATGTGTAGAAGTAATATTTCCCCACGACTTTAAGTCACCAATGAGTTGAGGCTCTTGAGCGCTAGAGTCAGCAACCTTATGAACTCCGCCTACCCAATGAACTTTCTTGACTTCATTTTTGAAAAAATCTTGATCAGCCTTAGAATTCCATTCCCTTTTCCAATCTCGATCTGCTCTTAATTGGGCATCACTTCTACCTTCATCACCATAATACTTCCAAGAATCATCTTGAACTTCTTCGTTTACAAACCGTCTCCAGTTTTCCATTATTAATTTATGTTTCATTTTTATTATCCTATGAATATCGTTAAAGGAATTGCTTTCTGAAGTCCAGCAGCATTTTCCATAAAGTTTTTATCGTCTTCAGACAATTTGGTGTAAGTCAATTCATCTAAGACTTTAATTAATTCTTCTCTAAGAGCGTTCTGCTCTTCCTTTGCTTGTGACAAAAGAGAATCACCATTAAGAGAAACTTGTTCTCCCGGAATTGGAATTGAGTTTCCAAACTTCGAGCGAACTTGTCCTAATGTTTCTTTAGATAATGCCAAAGCATATCTCCTGATCCACTGTTTTCCAATTGCATTTATTTTGGCAAATGGAACATTTTCAAATGGCAAAGTGTTCATATTATTAACACCCAAGATACCAATATCTGGATCATTGCCAAGATAAGGTTCTTGCGGAATCGTAAATTCAATCCAATATTTTGTTGCCGAAACGCTGTTCGGAGGTGGAAACAATCTTATCTTATTATTTCTCAACTCATATGAGAAGTGAGAATTGCGTGTATATATAGCGTCCTCAAATGCCATTGCTTGCATTTTATTTTGCCAAGTAGGTATTATCTCAAAAGTAGAGTCATCACTCCACTGTCCGTAATTTGATAGGTTTCCTACGGCATTTAATCCACCATAGTATCCATAGAATCTCCACATAGAGTTTGGAGTCTTATAATATACTTTTCTTACCTCTATCTTCTTGTTCCCAACTAATCCAGCCCAATCAATTGCGTTTCCTGTACCGTTATCTAATCCTGCGGTGGACGCAGCTTCTAATATAGTTTGAAGATCATAATCTTGCTGCCCTGAAGTTACAGAAAATGAAGCAGAATAAATTGGAACATTTCCGCCAACCCCAGCATCAACCCCAACACCATCGGCAATCCTTCTAGCATATGCAAATTCAAAACGAGGAAATCGAAGCGAAACACCTGTTCCAGAAAGAGAATTTTTTAAAGATCCACTCTTAAGGCTCCCATCTGCATCAAATGATCCAGTAGTGGTACCAAGCAAATCCGATAAAACATTCTTAGCCTGATGGGTGTTAACGATATAAGAATATTCTAATACCGCTTCTTCATAATTTGCATATACGTTTCCTTCTGTGATTTCAATATCTAGAATATCTCCACCCAATTTCTTGTAAGTGTAAGCCACTTGATCTGCAGCTCCTGATAAAAAATCACCTTCTGTTGCATACATACCCAAAGGCAAAGTAGCAGCAACATTACCAGCAGTACCAGTTGCTGGTAATACTATTACAGATGTTTGCTGCACTGGCGTTAGTGTAGGCCTT